TGCCTTTCTCAGAGGCCCCCTGGAAGCACTTGGACGTAGACAGGGTAACAAGTTTACAGAAATGCGTATGGGTTTAACCGCAGAGCTTGAGCCTTGTACGTTCAAAGATAAGAATGTGTGGTGGCGTGGNATAGCAGATTTGGTAATAGTTGACGACACGAAAGCATGGGTGGTAGACTATAAGACTGGACGTAACGCACAATACGCAGATAAAGGACAGTTGGAGCTTATGGCTATGGCTACATTTAAACACTTTCCCGCAGTAGAACAAGTCAACGCGGCTTTGATGTTTGTCGTTGCCAACAAGTTTATAAAGGCAAAGTACACAACAGATATGTTGACAGACCTATGGGATAAATGGTTAGCTAGTTTTGATCGTATGCAAGTCGCACATGATAACGACACGTGGAACGCAAGACCCAGTGGGTTATGCCGTAGACACTGTGCAGTTATAGAGTGCGTATATAATGGGAGTAATTGATGCCGTACACGAAGTCACCTAGACCCTACAAGAAAGAATATAAGAAACAAAAAGAGCGTGGCGAACACCCTGACAGAATGGAGCGTCAACGTGCCAGAAGNGCGTACGACAAGAANGGTATNAGTCGTAAGGGCAAGGACGTATCACATAATAAAATGTTAAGCAAAGGTGGCTCAAACAAAGATGGCACAAAGTTAGAAAGCCCCTCAAAGAACAGAGCAAGAAACGGACAGAAGAAGAAAAAGAAATGAAGAAGAAAGACCCCAAAGTCGGAACAGGTAAGAAACCAAAAGGAACAGGAAGGAGACTTTACACAGATGAAAACCCCAAAGATACCGTCCCTATTAAATTTGCCACTGTGGCAGATGCCCAAGCAACTGCTCGTAAGGTTAAGCGCATTAATAAACCGTATGCTAGGAAGATTCAAATCCTTACTGTGGTGGAGCAACGAGCCAAAGTCGCAGGGAAACCAAGACAAGCCGCGATTGCAAAAAAAGCCAAAGAAGAGCTTAGAGCAAAGCACAAAGCGAAAACGCGGAAGACCTAGAAAAAAATAAATATAAAAAATGAGAAAGAGAAATGCAAATAATAGACAACAAGGCTTTACGCCTACGGTTACGTGACCCTGACAAAGTTATAAACGCTATACCTGAAAGTCAAAAGGTAGGTGACAACGAAGTTATAGTCAAGTGGGGTCTTGAAGAAGCACAGAGCCTGAATCAGCTAGGTATAAAATCACCGTCACCCATAGAAGTAAAATACAAATGGACAGGAAGATACCAACCGTTTCAGCACCAAGTCTCGACTTCATCATTCCTTACCATACACCAAAAAGGTTTTTGTTTCAACGAACAAGGCACAGGTAAGACAGCGAGTGCCATATGGGCATCAGACTTCTTACTGAAGCAGGGCGTAATAAACAGAGTGCTTGTTATATGCCCGCTTTCGATCATGGACAGCGCATGGCGTGATGACTTGTTTACATTTGCTACACATCGTACGGTTTCTGTAGCACATGGGTCAGCAGAGAAACGCAAAAAAATTGTACAAGAAGGCGCAGACTACGTAATTATAAACTACGATGGTATCGGTATTGTGCTAGACGAACTAAAGAAAGGTGGCTTTGACTTAATTATTGTAGACGAAGCTACACATTATAAGAATGCTCAAACAAGGCGCTGGAAACTTTTACGTCAACTAATACATGATAACACGTGGCTGTGGATGATGACAGGTACACCTGCGGCACAGAACCCTACAGACGCATACGGACTGGCTAAGTTAGTTAATCCGAAGAGTGTACCTAGATTCTTTGGGGCATTTAAAGACATGGTTATGTTTAAAGTATCGCAGTTTACGTGGAAGATACGCCCAAACGCTACAGACATAGTATACAGAGCGTTACAACCTGCTATACGTTTTACAAAAGACGAATGCCTTGACTTGCCCCCGATGGTTTATACCAAACGACAAGTAGAGCTTACGTCACAGCAAAAGAAATACTACAAAGAACTGAAGACCAAACTTGTATTGGAGATTACAGGAGAGCAAGTGACTGCGGTTAATGCAGCTGTGACCCTTAACAAGTTATTACAGATATCTGCAGGGGCTATATACACAGACGAAGGTGACATACTAGAGTTTGATATAGATAACAGGTACAAAGTGCTACGTGAAGTTATAGACGAGTCAAGTCAGAAAGTCCTCGTGTTCGTGCCGTTTAAACATGCCATAGACATACTAACAGACAAACTACGTACAGAAGGTATAGCCACAGAGGTCATACGTGGTGATGTTCCTGCGCACAGACGTACACAAATATTTAAATCGTTTCAGGATAATACTGACCCACGGGTTCTAGTTATACAACCCCAAGCGGCTGCGCATGGTGTTACGTTAACACGAGCTAACACAGTGGTGTGGTGGGGGCCAACCAGTTCACTAGAAACATACGACCAAGCAAACGCACGTGTGCATAGGTCTGGACAGACACATAAATGCACGGTTGTACAACTGCAAGGTTCTGATGCAGAAAAGCACGTTTACAGACTATTAGATAAGAAAATAAACGTTCACACAAAATTTGTAGAACTTTATAAAGAAGTGCTTGACTAAGATATATTTTGATATTATATGTTAGCATATAATAAGAATAGGAGAGAGATATGGGTGGCAAAGTAACCCCTGACAAACTGGTGAAGGCGTACTTACGTATTCGAGCAGAACGATCTATGTTATCCGCTAAGTTCAAAGAAGAAGACGGAAGTCTCATACGTGAACTGGATAGACTAAAACAGGCAATGCTAGACCATTGTGAAGATCATAATGTGGAAAGCACAAGAACTTCCGAAGGATTATTCTTTCGTTCGACTAAAAAGAAATACTGGGTTAGTGAATGGGATGCAATACACAAGCTTATTGTGGAAGAGAACGCACCTCAGTTACTAGACAAACGTATCAATCAGGCGAATATGAGAGAGTTCTTGGAAGAAAATCCTGATCTCAAACCAGAGGGATTGGAGATTGAAGAAGAAGTAACAATTTCTGTGAGGAAGAAATGAATGAACCTTTTGTAACCATAGATGACGTAGCTAAACATTTTAGCGTGTCACAAACGACTGTTCGTAACTGGGTAAAGCATAAGCATATACCTGAAGAGGCTTTTATGAAAATAGGTCACACTTACAGGTTTCGTCTTAGCGACGTGGTCACGGCAGTAATGAAAGCATCTAGTAAACGTAGCGAAGAAACAGTGGACGAAGATTCACTAGCTGAACTAGATGAAGATATATAATATAGAGAGAAGGAGAAAACATGGAACAATATATTATAGAAAACGTAGAGGCTCTATGGCCTAAGATAAACACAACTTATCACTTTGATAGTAAAGCTGGGAGGTCTGTTGCATGTGATGCACTGGCTGATGGCGCAGAATACTCTATACAATTTCGTATGGATAACGATACTGCCAAAGCTTTGTATATTGAAATGTCTAAGGTGTATCAGGCTAACAAGAAAGAGAAGTGGGCAGACAGTTTAGAAAGATTGTTTGTTAAAGATGACGAAGGTATGTTTACGCACAAGGCTAATTTAAAAGGTGCGTATAAGAACCAAACCACTGCTAAACCTATACAGGTAGATGCCAAGGGTAACAGGCTACCAGCAGATTTCTTGTTGACCACAGGTAGCACAGTCAACATAGCTGTATCATTTGTTCCATACGACATGGGTGGCAAGCAGAATGTTTCACTGCGTCTCAGAGGAGTACAGGTTATAAAGTACATACCTTATGAAGACAAAAATCCATTTGGAGAAACCGATGGGTTTGTGTTTGAAGCAAAGGAAGAAAATCCTTTTGATGCTTCAGATGATGCGGTGGCAGAACCAAAGAAGGTCGTTAAGAAGCCCTCCCCTCCCACCAAGGATGCTGATGACGACTTGGGTAAAATCGTCGATAAGTGGGACGATTAATATGACCTCACCACGACTAGGCTTTTGCCGAAAGGATAACGTGCCGTATCTTGTCGTGGTGTCTTCGGCACAAGGTGGGAAAAATGGAAACAAAAGAATTTTTAGAGAAGGTTTTAGGTGATGGATATTACTCTGTTCTAGGTCTTGGTGATAAGAAAGTACAGAGTTTTCATGAAACCATAGACGATGTGATAGATAGAGCTAGTCAGTTGGACGCTGAAGGTGTCAACGCATATTTTGGATTAGCCACGTTTGAAACTACCAACGATAGAAAAGTTACAAATGTAAAGAGTCTGAGTTCTTTTTACTTAGATTTAGACTGCGGTGTCGGTAAAGAATACCCTGACCAAAACACAGCTTTTCACGATTTAAAAAGATTTGTGAAAGAGACGGGGCTACCTCGACCTATGTTAATCAACTCTGGGTACGGGATACATGTGTACTGGGTTCTTACAGAGAGTGTACCATATGTTAAGTGGCTACCTGTAGCCCAGGGCCTCAAGGAGATGTGTATACAGCATAACTTGTCAGCAGACAATGGTGTAACTGCCGACGCTGCGCGGGTACTCAGAGTCCCTGGCACACATAACCATAAGCGTGGTACACAGAAACCTGTTATGTTTCTTGGTACGGGTGAGTTTCACGACGTAGAGTTCGAGGAATTTGCACGGCTCGTGGGTAAAGAAGGAGCGACAACTCTTGCCGAAGTAAGTAACGAAGCTAACGCACTCAAGCAAGCACTGATAGAGAACTCAGAGTTTGGGTTTAAGAACATACTATCTAAAACAATGAGGGGCGTGGGGTGCGAACAGCT